CGTTGGTGTCTGGGGTCGCGACGGTTCAGGTGGTTACCAGTTTCAGCGGACCGTCAACGCTCGCTCGGTCCTGCAACTGGCATATTTTGAGCGGTTTGATCAGGTACGCGGGGTATCGCCACTGGCAAGTGCGATTAACACGTACCGAGATTTGTACGAAGGTTTTGATTATGCGCTAGCCAAGCTCAAGATCTCTCAGATGTTTGGGCTTGTGCTATCACGCGAAGGCTCTGAAGCCTGGGGCGATGTGACGGCCGATGGAGACGGCACTGGCTATAAGGTCGATTTCGGTAAAGGGCCGGTCATGCTCGATCTCGATCCAGGCGACAAAGCTGAGATTATTGAAAGTAAGAATCCGTCGAACGAATTCCAGACGTTTACTCAGCAGATGATCGGGATCGCACTTAAAAGTCTCGATCTGCCTTATTCATTTTTCAGCGAAGACTTCACCAACTTCTTTGGATCACGGTCAGCTTTCATTCATTACGAAAAAGCGGCTAAGCGTAAACGAAAAGACCTGGCAGATATGCTCGACAAAATAACCGCCTGGCGGCTGCGGTTGTTTGTGGCCGATGGCACGCTGCGTCTGCCTCGCGGCATGAACGTCGGTAGTCTGCGCTGGAGCTGGATCAGCGACGGCACACCTTGGTGGAATCCGATGCAGGAAATCACCGCTGATATTGCTGCCATCAACGCCGGTTTGAAAACACGCACACAAATCGTTCGTGAACGTCACGGTAAAAACTTCAAAGACATCGTCGACACGCTAGCCGACGAGCAGGCCTACATGAACGAGCATGGTGTGGCAATGGATTCCAGTGGAATCGTGACCCCCATTAGCGATGAAATTCTACAGCGTGAAGCAGCACGCGAAGCACTTGAAACGGATGAGGACTAACCAAATGGAACAACAAAACGTACCTGAAAAGGCGTTTACGCTCGCAACGAGCGACATCGAAATTACAGAGAGTGCCGACGAGAGTAGTGCAGCAACGCTCTACGACGTGCGGCTGCTGGCACGTAGCAGTGGATCAATCGAACACTGGTACTGGGGCAACCAGACGATTCACGACATGGACGGCATGCGTGTGGCCGAGAAAATTCCAATCGATTTTAATCACGACGTTGGAGAGGTAATCGGATACCTCGATTCATTCCAGGTCGAAAAAGAAGGACTCGTGGCTCGCGGCAAACTTGTCAGCTTTAGTGACGATGACCGCGCTGCAGAGGTCGCAAAAAAAAGCCGTGCCGGTATTCCGTGGCAGGCATCGATCAATTTCGGCGGTGACGGTATCTCCGTTGAGCGGATTTCCACAGAGGGCGAGTTCACGGTCAACAACCGCAAGTTCACCGGAGATGCGACGGTGATCAGGCAGTGGCCACTGCGCGGTGTTGCCGTGACCCCCTACGGAGCAGACGAAAACACCGACTCTATCGTTTTAACAAATCAAGGTGAACGCGTTATTAATCTCAAGGAGACAAATATGTCTGACGACCAAAACACAAACGAAGAACTTCAGGAAGTCGCTCAAAGCGAACTTGAGACGGTAGATGAGCTGGAAACAGACGCTGCCGAGGAAGCTCAGGCCGATGAGCAGCAGGTCGATGAGGTCTGTGAAAGTGATGACGCCACCGAGCAGGACATCGAAGCCGCAGAGCCGGCTCTGGAAGCTGCCGCACTGAGTGCTGATGACGGACGCCGGTATATCGAGCTGTTTGGTGAGATCGGAGCTGTGTGGTTCATCGACGGCAAATCGATTGCTGAATGCTACGCACTGAGCCTCGCTGAAATGACTGAGCTAGTTGCCGAGCTGACCGATGAAAACGAAAAACTTCGTCAGGCTGTGACCGCTGACGCTGAGTCGAAGCCCCTTGCGTTTTCTGCTGCTGAAGATGCCGAGGTTCGTGATGCACGTGACCGTGCAGAACGCTTCAAGAAAAACGGCGTTTCAAATGATCTGGTAGCCCACCTGGCTGGCCGGATTGAAAAACAGCTCGAAACCAAATCCCTGTAGAAACACCCTTCCCTCCCGATAAGGAACTTTAAAAATGGCTGACGATTATTATACAAGTGCACAACTGATTCAGTTCAACGAATCAGACCTTGAATTTGATGTAAGCGACGTGCTTAACGACGCTCCGGTTCTTGCTGCCCTGAGCGCATTTAGCGTGCCAGGTACGCAACTCAAGTACATGAAGAAGACCGCTGATCCGTCAGTTGGCTTCAGAGCACTCAATGATGGCGTGGACAATGACGTGGCTACATATAGCCAGGTCAGCGTTGATCTCGCCATTGCCGATGCGAGTTTTAATATCGATATTGCTGCCGCTGAAGGTTATCGCCTTGGCGCTGCTGCTTTTATCGCACTGCAAATGAGAAATCACATGCAGGCCATGATGGCAAAAATCGAAGACGAACTCATTAACGGTGATAACGGCTCAAACGGCTTTGCATCACTTTCTGATGAACTTGATGCTGTTGCTGACACCACCGTCATCTCAGCCGGCGGTACAACCGCTGACACAGGATCGTCTGTATATCTCATCCGCAGTGGATTCAACGATACACAGGTTGCCTGGGGCAATGAAGGCGTGATCGAAGCCAAGGATACGACCATCGTGCGAACCAGCGGTTCAAGCGCCGGTACGTACCCTAGCTACTACACTGCCGTCACCGGTTACTGTGGTTTGATCTACGGTAGCAGCTACTCTGCCGGTCGTATCGCAAACATTACCGAAGATTCCGGTAAAGGTTTGACCGATGCACTGATCGCTGAAGCACTGAGCAAATTCCCAGCCGGCCGTGGGCCGAACATGCTGGCGATGAATCGTCGCTCTTTGTTCCAACTGCAGAATTCGCGGACTTCCACGAATGCTACAGGGACGCCCGCGCCGTTTCCGGCAGAGGCTTTCGGCGTGCCGATTATCCTCACTGATCAGATCTCATCAACTGAGGCACTGATTAGCTAAATGTCACTAGCCACGCACATCAGCTCGAACTTTAAAACGCTTCAGACCGCCGCCGGCGTAGAGATACGCTACACGCGCGGCGAGAGAAGTGTTTTGGTACGAGCCGTGCCTGGTGAAACGAATTTCGTCAGAAGTGACGGTGAAGGGTACATGGAAAGTTCAATTAGCCGGGACTTTATGTTTCCGGCTGCTGATCTTGTCATTGGCGGTACTCCTGTACTTCCAGAGCGTGGAGATGTGATTACCGAGACGGTCGGCGGCGTGGAAACCACACGTCCAGTGACGCCGGCCGCCGGTGATCGCGTTTTCCGTTATTGCGACCCTTACCACCAGGTGCTTCGTGTTCACACTCGGGAGACTGCTTAGTGTCAAACTCGCAGCTCACCCAGGTTGTTGACGCGGCCGTTACGCACCTGACAGCTCAATCGCTCTCCCAGACGTTCTCTGTTAGCAGAACCTATCTGCCTGACTTTGAGCGTGAAGAGTTATCGAGTGCGGAGATCACGATTTACCCAACCAGTGAACAGTTAACCGTCATCGCACGCGGTGAAAACCAACACGTTTTTACGCTCGCGATGGTGATTCGGATTCCGGTTACGCCGGCCGAAGACCCGGACATTTCAAGCTCGCTGAAATTTGCAGAAGAAGTAGTGGAGAGCCTCGACCGTCAGACGATGGCAGGCGCTGCGTACCTCGGAGCAACCATCGAGCCGGTGTTCGACATCGAATTATTAAATGAGAACCACGAGTTTTTACAAGTCGTGCAACTCAACTACTTGAAAGTGAGGTAGGAAAATGGCTTATGTACTTGGCCTTAATGCGAAAATGTACCGCGAAGCGTCCAGCACCTGGTACGAATTTTCAAATGTTCGTGATGTTACCCTGAACTTGGATCGCACAACGGCAGATGTCACTACCCGAGGCGGTAATGGCTGGCGTCAGAGTGTTGCGACACTCAAAAACGGCAGCGTTAGTTTCACGATGGTCTACGATACCGCAGATGCAAACTTCACCGCTGTCAAAGACGGTTTCCTGAATGATACGGATATTAAATTCGGTATCTACGACGGTGATCGTACAACATCCGGCACGCAGGGACTCGAAGCGGACTTCACGATCACAGGTTTTACGATTAACGAAGGACTTGAAGAAGCAATGACCGTTGATGTCACGATTGAAACGGCTTACAGCTCCACTGCACCTGATTGGGTAACCATCAGCTAATGAATTAAAACGAAAGGGCGATAAACAACATGGCAAGTTTTAAAGATACGGAAGGACGCAAGTGGACAGTACAAATTAATGTGCTGGCCTGTAAACGCGTCCGTGATGAACTGGGCGTTGACCTGGTGAACCCAAATGTGATGGAAACGGTAAGCGAGATTGCCGGTGACCTGATCCGATCTATCGACATCCTGTACCTGATCTGTAAAGACCAGGCCGAGGAACGAGGGCTTTCGGATGAGGACTTCGGCAGATCGCTGGCCGGTGAGGTCGTCGAGCAGGCAATCGTTGCACTCGTTGAAAGTCTTGCGGATTTTTCCCCGAACCCAAAGCAGGGCGAGCTGTTGCGGGAGACTTGGAAAATCGGTTACACGCTAGCCAGGGACAAGCAGACCGAGGCGATAGCCAAGGTGATGAGCGAGGATCTGGAAGCGGTGATGGAAGCGCAGTACGACGAGGCACTGGCGAACATCTCGCAGAAGACGCCTGGAAACTCATCTGGACTTGTGCAGGAATCTGCGGAGTAGAACCGTGGCGGTTTACGCTGCGGGAGCTTTCGCAAATGCGCGAAGCTAGAGAGCTTAGTAATTGGGATCAAACAGCGAGTCTGATGGCACTGCTGGTCAATATCAATTCGGCCAAACATGCCCGCAAGATGACGGCTATTGATTTTCATCCGTATCGAAAAAATGAGCGAAGGAAACCTGATGCCGAAGGTGAAATCACTAACCTAAAAATGCTGCTCAGAGGCGATCCAGATGGGTAATATCCATGAAGAACTAAAGCGTCTGTCAGGCTCGTCGTTTTCCCACAGCACTGCGAGTCGTTTTGTGGTGCGTAACACAGCCCGCAGCATTAACACAGCCCGCAGAGCCGGCCGTGGCCTGTCGATGAAAATGGATAAGGTCGTGTTTAAGCAGGATCGTGCCGTCCGACAGCTCGACAGGAAATATGAGATGCTGCTGTTTAAGTTTGGTGGCAGTGTTCACACCACCGCTAAACGTAATCAGAGATACCGCCGAAAGCGAAAGCCTGATCCAAAGCTCATCTGGTGGAACGGCCAAGTCTACAAACGCTGGGCGTATAGCGAAGAGGGCGACCCGCCGTTTGCACATGTTAATCCGGTGCTGCGTAAAGCGATCAGCTTCGGAGTCGATATGAACAGCCTATCAGTTTCTATTGGCCCACTACCACAGACCAGAAACATTGCGGCACTGCTTGAATACGGTGGTTCACAAGTGATGAACCAGAACTGGAAAAAAGATGATAAGGGCAGACTCATCATTGGGCCGAAACATCGCCGCAGAATGGTTGTTCGCTACAAGGCACGACCGTATATGCGTCCGGCGTTTTCACAGGTGATCAGCGTGACCTTGCCGAAGCTACTCGCAAAAAGCCGGCTTAATCAGGGTTTAAAAGATACCATCTTGGCGCGTGCACAGGAGTCAGTTAAATGAGGCAATCGCCATCCAATCCGTCCACTGTTCGTGCCGGTGGTGCATATGTCGAGTTGACGTTACGCGACAAAGTGACAACAGGGATGCACGCTGTCGAGCGTAAACTCGCACGCTTCTCTGCAAGGATGAACAACGTCGCCAACCGCATGCTCGCAACCGGAGCGATGTTTGCGACACCGTTTATTGCAGCCACAGTAGCGTATGCAGGTTTTGAAAAGCAGATGGCCGAAGTGTCGACCATGCTTGATAAACCGGAGCAGCACATGCAGCGGTTTAGCGATGCAGTTCTCGATATGAGTCGCGAATTCGGTGACTCAACCGAGAGTGTCGCACGCGGTCTTTATGACATTCTCTCAGCAGCCATTGCCCCAGCGGATGCACTGGCGGTACTAAGCGTATCGGCCAAGGCAGCGGTCGGAGGGCTAACCGACACGGCGACGGCGGTCGATGCCATCACGACGATCTTAAACAGTTTCGGCATGGAGGCCAGCGAAGCTAACGATGTCGCGGACGTACTGTTTACCACCGTCAAGCGAGGTAAGTTGCAGTTTAATGACCTTGCACAGTTTATCGGAAAAACCACTTCGTTTGCCGCGCTAGCCGGAATCGAACTGACCGAACTCGGTGCAATGCTCGCCACAACAACGCGTGCCGGTCTTCAGCCTGAGATTGCGGTCACGGCTACGCGTCAGTTTATTGGCAGTATTATCCGTCCAACGAAAGAATCAGCTAAGCTGTTCGCAAAAATTTTCGGAAAGGAGATGAACACCAGAATACTTAAAACGTGGGGCGGTGTGCTCGGCTTTCTCAAACGTATCTCAAAACTGGATACCGAGACGCAGGCCAAGCTGTTCCCGAATGTGCGGGCAGCGGCTGCCGCTTTGACGCTCACTGCTAATACCGAAGGATTTGAACAGGATCTCGGTTATATGATGAACCGAGCCGGTGCGGCCGAAGAGGCGTTTAAGAAAATGGCCGAGACTGCTTCTTTTCAATGGAATCAACTCAAGCAATCAGTTGTTTCTGTATTCACAACCATTGGTGAAGCCATCGAACCGATGGTCACTAAAGTCATGAAGGGAATAAATGTCGTACTTGAGGCTATTCTTCCCTGGATTAAAGCGAACGGCGCATTGTTCATATCCTTAGTCGGTATTGTGGGTGGACTACTCACTGTCGGCGTAGCTATCAAAGGTTTAACATTTGCATTAAGTGGGTTTTCGTTCGCATTCACCGCAATCAAGTTGCTCATAACCGGAGTAATGAAGTCGTTTATCCTGTCATGGAAGTTGCTGAAAAAGGCTATGCTGGCGGCGTTCGCAGTTGTCACCAGTCCTGCCTTGTTGGGTATGGCTGCTGGACTCGGGGCGGTAGTACTGTTGGCCTCCGAATTGGTCAAGCTGTTTGGCGATAGCCTGGTCAATTCGTTTAAAAAGGCGAAACATGATGCCGGCCAGATGGTCGAAGGCATTACCGCCGCCCTGCAAACCGGCAACATTAAACTCGCAGCGGAAATCCTAACCGCCGGCGTGGAGCTGGTCTTTACTGAGATGATGAAAGGTATAAAGAACGCCTGGACAACATGGACAAACGAACTAGCCAAAGGCCTGTTTGATTTTTGGACGTGGGTGCAGGTACAGGATAAAAAAGCAGGGCAGTGGGTGAGTGAAGGATGGAGTCATATTCGGGAACTTCTAGACGACGTAAACCCATTGCAGCCGGACACGCCGGAGTATGACAGGATTATGGAGAAGAAGCGGTTAAGGGATTCGATACTTAGCGAGGGAGAAAGAGAGTTTTTAGGATCAGATCCAAACGTATCGATGAGGTTGAACGAATTTCAGCTTACCGAGGAAGAGGAAGCCTACATAAACAAGTCTCGTCAGGAGAGGCTGAGCGAGTTTTACGATAACGAAAGGGCAACTATAAACAACGCATACAGTAAAAGCATTTCCGATTTAGAGAAGTTCGGCAAACAAGTTAACGACGAACTGACCCGTCAGCTCGAATCAGAAATCCGCACCCGAGAGGATGCCATCGACAAGAAACGCGCTCAGTTAGAGAAGCTCACCGCCCAGGCGACATCTGAGTGGGAAGAATATAAGGCAGAGAAAGCAGAAGAGGAGAGGCTCGCCGCGCTTGCCCTGCCAGAGATTGACGATAACAAGAAAATCGAAGACGCCATCGCCGGAGTCCGTGGGGCACTGAACTATGCCGCAGCAATTCGTTTAGGACTTGAGGCTGGAACAAACGCGTTTGAAAATCTCGAAGAACGCAATACGAAAGCCAATGAAAAAGCTGCGGAGACGTTGTCCGGCGTAAAGCAATTTCTAGAAACAATGACAGGAGATTTGTAAATGGCAATAGATGTCATCGAAATTATAGGATCTGGAAGTTCGACACAGACTCCGCGACATGGCGTATTTGAAAAAAAATACAGGATTGTCGGAACGTCCGACGATGCGGCAGCTCGAAGTAACCTAATGGCAACTGCACCAGCGTTTTATGAAGGTCTGCCTGTCGGTGAAATTAAGACCGTTCCAATCGACTACAAGGTCTTTGAGGCAACGGTGTCTTATAACAACCGAGAGTTTGAAAGGCTGCATAGCACTTTCAACTTTAATACCCTTGGCGGCACAACACACATCAACCACTCGCTTGAGACGGTAGCAAGTTACGAACTGGTTGCCGGCCTAGAAGCTCTAGATTTCCAAGGCGGCATCAATGTGGATGGCGACGATGTGAAAGGCGTGGACGTGACGATTCCATCGCTGATATTCACCGAAACGCACAAATATTCGCCGGCGATTGTCGCGGCCGGATTTGTCAGAAACATCATGGAAGTCACTGGTACAGTCAATGACAGCGTCTTCCGTGGTTTCGCATCTGGTGAGGTGCTCTTTAAAGGTGCAACCGGACAATACAACGACAGCCTAATCGCCGTTACATATCAGTTTGAATGTTCAGCCAATCGAACAATCGACGTTGTCGGTACGGCGGTTGAAAAACCTGGACATGACTATATGTGGATTAGTTATGAAAACCATGAAGACGAGAAGAAAAACGTGGTCACCCGTCCCAGAGCAGCCTATGTAGAAAGAATTTACCCGCGCGCAGACTTTAATAAGCTCGGTTTGCCTATCGAACTCGTGGGCGCAGATCGCGGACAGGATTTAGGATTTTAATCGTGCCACAGCCGCTTCAAAACCGATCAATTTTCTCAATATCTAAACGCGACGTTGATGAAATCATCGAAGCAACGAACATTGTGCGTGGCTCTAAAGTCCGTGTGGAAGGAAGCCCATCGGTTACCGTGGCCTCATCGCCAGTGATGTTGAAAGCGAGAAACGACTCGGCCACACTCGCACCAGGTAGCGCCGTGGCTATCACCACTCCGCTTAACGATGCTGGGCAGGGACACTCGCACGCGGTGGGCAAGTTTCGCAGTCAGATGGCAGTCGCCTGCACCGCCGCATATTTAAATACAGCCACAGATGCGGTGGATAATTTCCCCACAAACCTGGCAGTAACAAAAAACACGATCCGTGCCGGTGGTGTTGGCGATGTGATTGTGTCAGGACTCGCATACGCCCGTGTGGATCTCCAAAGCGGTGACGACTCCGTCGCGGTTGCACACGACGGTGTGGGCATGCATGGACTGTTTAAAGGCGCAGCCAATGGCCGAGCAGGGGCAAGAATCGTGGCAAAGCCAACGCTACTCGGAGAGCAATGGTGTATTGTCCAAGCCGGACTATTCCCGCCGGAGTTTGCCAATAATTACCGCTGCGAACTTGCCGAAGCACTGACCACCAGCGATGCGTCAGTGAGCGTGGACACGCTGATACCGCTCGATGGGATTACCACCACTGCTTCGAGCCTCACTGCCTACAACACCCTGAATCTCTCAGGAAATGACAACGATAATGCATTTATCACCTACAACGACGCACAGGGTCGATGGGAACTGATCGAGGTGCAATGCTAAAATGGGGTGCTGCGAGAATACTGGCTGTCTGATTTTCCAAGACGACTTTATCCGCACGTCGCTTGAGACGCTCACCTATTCGAGCGAAACCGCTACCACAGATGGCTGGGTGGTGACGATGACCGCCAGTGCCACGAGTTGCCAGGCCGGCGATACAATCTCTGGGGAATCCCAGCTCGATTACGAAAAGTATTACTACTACGTTGACGACGTTGACGGTGATGAAGTAACCGTGCTGTTTCTATACGGCCCGTCCCAAAGTGATTCAAGCCACTATGCTCCGTCTTGGCAAGGCATCACCACCTTTGCCGTGCGGAGGCTCGGAACAAGCTACGCAACACCGACCGCAGCAGGCTCTTCAGCTAATTACATGTGGGGTGTGACCGATGACGGTCTTACCGGACGATCCAGTCATAAACTCGAAGTCACAGCGATGGCCGGCAATGAGAACTTCATCTTCGTTGGCGAGTGGGAGAAGGATACCGACAACTATCAAACGGAATTGTTGACCAACTTCAATTCAACGACCGATGAAGCAAACCGCTGTGTGTTTCGAGATAGTGACTGCACTGACTGTTATTACACGCCGGAGTCGCGAGCTGACGGGTATCAATCGTTTATCGATAGTGATTTCATTACGACGAGTAACCTGCTGAGTCCGACTACCAATGAGAGCAGCTTTGGTATTGAAGGGTCGATTAACCTGCGTGGACAGCTTGCCGTAGGTGACCAACTAACCTGGCGAATATGCCAGAAAGTGTGGCCGGGAGATTCCACGCGTGTAAATATCATTGCTTCGGCTGGCGGTAGCGAGAATAAACCTGATCAGGTAATAGGGACAACGGCTTACGGCAGCGGCTATACCTACGCGGGTGACAAAGTCGCACTTAATGTCTCCGACGGAAAAGCGATTAAATCGATTTCGTTTCGCTACAACGATGCAGAGAGTGGAAAAGAAACATGTGACTCATGTGTCGAAACCCAGTGTGACGAACAAACAGCAGAGATGATGTTCGTTGATACAAAAAATCGCACTGATGTTGAAAAGGACGTGCAGATCGGATCGCAAGCAGGGTTTTGTGGTACGACAACTGCCAGTAGCGTAACAGGAAACATTACCTACTCCGCGACAGGATCGTGTCTCCCGTCCAGCGGGACGGCCACCGTAAAGCCCTATCGAGGCAGTAGCACGACCACCACCATTAGCGACAGCGGCTCTGGGTTTGGTCAAAGCTCCCGTCCCACAGGCGACACAAGCGACACAAACACGGATACCTTCGGACTCTACTCGGAAATCGATGTGACGGTGAGCGAAGGGGTCGTTGTTACCCACGGTTATCAGATCAAATGTGGTGATGCTGATGGAGATGGCTGCTATATCAAATTCAGTGACGCCGGAAGTGAGGTGACTGACCCGAATCATCTAGTCAAAGACGGCCACAGTTACACGATGGGTTACTGTGTGATGCCGTATCTGTACAAGTCAACGACAGACCCTGAAGGAATCTACTGGCGTACAGTCGCTTACATCAAAAGCATCACGGAGGGGTGGCAGGTCTGATGGTGTTTACTGATTTAACAACGAAGATCTACGGTTCAGCGGCTGGCGAAAACGCTGTGATCACACGCTATGTGCGCGGTCTGAGTACCTATAGTCAGGCATGTCAAACGTGCCAGCCACAAGCAGAGTGTATCGCCTGCATTGATGACCAAATGGCAGAAATTTTTGCGGTAAAGTGCAGTGACTTCACCGATGCCACAAACACCGCGTGTGCAGACCGAATTAACGGCACGCATACAATACGCTTAATCGCCGGTCACCGAGGGATGCTACAGGGCGACGGAGGTGTCGTGTGTTCAGGGTCGACATCTATTGATGCTTGCAACACAGCCGGCACGCAGTACATCTGTGCTATGTGCGGCCCTGGTAACGCACCAAATGGCAACTGTGCTGCCTGTACAGAAACACACGCTGCCGGCCCACCAAAAGTATGTAAGACGATAGTTGATCCCCCGCTCCAAACAACGAGCCTATCACTGAGCTTGTACTTTGGTGGCGGTTTTCTGCTAAGGCGAATGAAACGCGTGAAGCTCGGCGCACGCTGGATCATGGTGAACGACCCTCTCGCTATTCCGCGTGGTATCACCGTTGCCATGACACTCACGGCACAGCGACCTTGCGTTGAAAAGAATCAGGATACGGCAGAAAGTCAGTATTGCGTGTTTAACCTGCCTATCGCCACGGATATCGACTGTCTGAGTGTCGCAGATCTGCAAATACCGCTGTTTGAAATGAGCGTTGATGGAGAAGTGAACAGCCATTCACGCTGGCGTTTTGGGGGGAGTGTGTCACTCACAGCACTGTCCAACACGACGTTCGCAAGACCGGCGGCTACAGCCGGTGCAGGTGCGGACATTGGAGGTGTCGATGTCGGATAAACACCTGTGCCAGTGTGTCTGCGGACTGATTGTCCCGATGGCAAATGACGACTATCCGCTGTACTGTTTTTGCGGAAATGTGACCTACCGCAGTAATGACGAGATGCCAGGATTCTGGAGGCGAGCCAACACGTTTGCCAGATCTGCATTTAAACACGTCGTGACAGGTTTAGGAACAACACCAAAAGACGAACTGCTTCGTCGTAAACGGATTTGTGGCGAGTGTGAGTTTAATCGAGAAGACAAATGCTTACAGTGTGGATGCCGGCTGGCCGGCTGGCCGAACAAGCTCGAGTGGGCATCCGAACGCTGTCCCATAGGAAAATGGGAAGCAGTCGAAAAGAAATAATGCCGCAGGCATTATCTGGAAACATCGAAACGAAACTACAGAAATAAAATAAATAAAAAGGGGAAATCATGGCTGCAATCACCTGGCTTGGAACAGACAGCACCAGTCCAACGGATTTTGATACGACGAGCAACTGGTCATCTGGCGCTGTGCCAGGTGCAGGGGACACCGTCGTCTTTACGAGCACCTACAACAATGACTGCACAACGAATGTGAATCAGGGAACAACCGCATTTTCATCCGTCGTAGTTGAGGCCGGCTATACGGCCACAATCGGTTCATTCACTAGCCCGCTGATTGCTGACCCATCGAAGTTTGAGTATCACGGTGGGGGAATTATCTGGATCAAGCTCGGGTCGACCGGCATTCCGGTAGTCGTCTCTAACAGTGGTGCATCGGCCAATGGTTCTTATGGCGTCAATCTGGAGGGAACAGTGTCGACGCTGACGGTATCCAATGGCAGAGTTGGGTATTGCACCCACACAGGGCAAACAGGCTCTGTAACCAATGTCCGTGTATCAGGTGGTGTCAGCGTCCTCGGCTCAAACCTGACATCAGTAACAAACGTGGATATCTCCGGCGGTGAGGTTGAAACCCGCGAAACCCCCGCAACGGTAAAAGTCTACAACGGTAAGTTCAAAACTGCCGAAGATGCGGGAGTGTCTACAAAGCTCACGCTGTACGGTGGGTCGGCGGTCCTGGCTGGCACAGGCACAGTCGCGGACCTGCTACTTGATGCACCTGCTGGTAGCACCGTGGATATGACAACCAGTGGTATCGCACGCACGATTACCGCCTTTAAGAATAACGGCGGCTCACTTCTATACGATCCGAATGTGATCACGATCACAACCGAAACGGACGCTGACAAAGCAATCCGCAAAACAGTGGCAAACCTAAATGGCTAAACGTCGAAAACGAGATAGATCAGACAGTGTATCTGATGTTGAACCTGCAGTTGCTGAACCCGCAGTTGTTGAACCTGCGAAACCCGACCGCCAGGACAAAAAAGAATCTCGCACAGATCGACGCAGTGATTTGCTTGATGCCAAAGCTCAGCTGCAATCCGCTAAAAGTCAAAAGTGGAAGTGGTTGTTTTTCACAATCGCAGCCGGACTTGCAGCCTACATGGTGCTGTCAAGTGGCGGTGTCAGCGGAATCATGAACCTGTTCAAAGGAAAATAGTATGTCTCTTGTTTCTGATTTTATATCTGCACTGAAAAGTAAGCGTGTGATCCTGGCTACCGTAACTGCCGCAATGGTTGCTGTTAATACACAGCTGGAATGGTTCAGTGCTGAAACCCTCAATCGGCTGACCGCGATTGCAGGCTCATTGATACTCGGAGACTCACTTCGCGGGACAAACCCTGAGAAATAAAACACCACCGTCTGCCGGTCGTCGCGCCACTGGGCTGCTGCCCTCATTTGCCACTCGGCAGCCCTGACGACCGGCAGATTTTTAACAAAGATAATTCAATGCAAGATGTCATAGATTTTGTTTCGCAACTGGGTCTGCCAGTCGCACTAGTGATTATAGTAATTGTCGCGATTTATAAACTCGCCAGATACATTGCTCCGCTAGGACGTAAGGTGGTCCAGGAGCATGTTATTTTTCTCGATGCAACAAAGATGCAGCAGAAACGAACGGTTGATGCGATTGAAAAGCAAACGGATCTTCTCAGCGGCTTAACCCGCACAAACAAGTCGCTGGTGCATCTGGCAGACGCTGCGGAAAAGGCGATAGAAAACGAACCTGCCGAGGCAAAAAGATGCCTCGACAGGATGCGTAACCTGCTTACAGATGAATAGGAATAACCTCGGCGTTTACTGTCACTTTGATGTCGACGCTTTTGGCTACCTTGATCAGCGTATCCCACTTCGCATTGTTCCCGTTATTGATTCCCCACCATGTTGGTGGTGCAATGCCAGCACGTTTAGCAACCTGCGTCGGGTTTAAATTTCGATTACTCGCCTGTCGATTGATTAACTTAATTAGTTGTTTCTTCGTCGTCACCGTTGTACTCCATCGTTAAGATTGTAGCTCTATTTTCAGTTGTGTTATCCAAACCCGCAGCTTCCAGTCGCTCTGCCATCTGCTCAACCGTCAAGCATATTTTGATAATCTCATGGCCTGCGGCCTCGAACGAACTGATTAGTGAATAGTGCATATCCAGATATTCGTGGTAATTGTTGAATTCGAGATTGTCAGTGAAAACCCGCCATTGCTCGAAGTCATCACGCGGGAAGTCCCACACGCAAACAGGTGCTTCGTTACTCATTGTTGTGCTCCATATAATTGTCCCACTGAGACATCACTGAGCTAGATATTACCGTATCACCGTATGTCACCGTATGAAATATGTCTGCACCAGAAGCAACAGATCTGAGCCGTGAGTCGAAGGACGACTCCCACCAGTCATGGAGCTGGCGAAGTGCTGCATCTTTATCTTTGACTAACACCATCTCATACCCACAATCGTTTAAATAATCGTGGCTGGATTCATCTAGAGCCACATAACATTTATGACAATGGACTCCGATGCTGACAGCCGTGGACACACTGGCTTCCGCTTTATTTAAGAACGGTTGTTTGAATGTCTCTGTAATATTACTCATTGTTGTGCTCCATTTCTAATGCTTATATCCGGCTGCTATGTTCCATTCCTCAAAATCCCAGTTCACCGCGATTACCGGATCAGGATCGACCGGCAACTCTTTCAGCCAATCTTCATGTTTAGTCGCCCAGTCATCAAATACAAATTCGCAGCATGAAGGCGTAGACTCATCAATTAATGAGTTGATGAAATCTTCCGACCATGTTACTTTTGCAAGGCAACCCTCAGGGTGATCTGCCCACGGCGAATGGAGATGCGCGATTCCTCTGTAAAACCGTGTCTTTCCCACCACCCGCACGTCCCTGATCAAAAACGATAGGACGTTGTGACCGCAGTGTTTATATGGCTGATAGCTACTTATTCTCAATTGTTTCATTGTTAGTGTTCCTTTTGTAATAAAAATGTTTTATTTCCAGTCGAATACATACTCCGCATCAAGCAAATCGTTAACCCGTTCGCGGATCTGTTCGCGCGGCAGATTGCGACGATCATATGTTAACAGTGTTTCCGCTTCTGCCTTTGTTTCACACAAATCACAGGTGTCACACTCGTGCCAAAAATAGTCCAAAACGAAATCAAGGAACGATTCAGCCTCACTTTTGGGAATTACCTCCATCACGCCGTTTTTCGTGATGGCGACGCACGGCCATGCCGCCGATGATACCCAGCCAGTCCCGTCCGGCCAGTCCTCTTCATCGTCCCCCCACATACTCACCCATTCCGCGAGATCGTCGTATTCTTCGTAAAGCCAATCAGTGGAATCTTCGTGATAATATGCGTTGAGCAGATCTGCTTCATCCCAAGCGATCCAAGCATACCCCGACGATGGAGTCGTCATTACAACTATGAGTGGGTAGTTTAATTTGGTAGTTTCGTTCGTCATCGTAGTGTTCCTTTAAAAATGTTTAACCTGCGTTTGCAGCTTCTGGATTCTCCTTCAAAAGTTTTGTTTCTTCGGCTGTTAGGCAGTCTTGGTGAACGCAGTACGCTCCATCGGAGAATTCATCCGGCTCATCATCACCGTAAACGCAGTAAGGCGTTATGTCCTCATCCAAAGTAATACCCTCGCCACACCGATCACATTCCATAGACATGCAATCTGCACAGGAATAGCCGTCACGATACTCTTTTGTCTCTTCATCGAAATGGTCAGCACCTACGCGATTCACAAACCGGCCGCTGCCAAACGCAGTGTCTTCATTGCAGTAGACGCACCGACTTCCCACATCTACTACTGCGTATTGCTCGCCAGCATAACTCACTGTTTTACTCATTTATATGTACCACCCTTTTTCATTGCCGGTGATACGCTTGCAGGTAAACCGTTCAACCCAATCTCTCATCGCATAGAATTCAAACCGTGATGTTACATAATCTTCAAGGCCAACAACAAATTGTTTGTAGAACCCTGTAAGAACCTCTGGAATCCATTCAAAGTCATACGCGCATTCACTAGGATCATATTCGCCAGCTATATTTTTGAGGCAGCGATCAGCATCATGCCAAGCAGCATCAATCTTTTTTGCTACGCGAATGCACCAATCACGCAATTCATACGTTCCGTTTAATCGTCGGTACTCGCGAATAGCTCCAGCAAACGAACTGGGATATGCTTCGTCCTTGTCGGACTCTGCTTCATGTTCCAGCACTACTTCGTAGATGATAAGTGCATCCATACAAATAGAATCCAGATTATCTTTTGTGTAAATCTTTTTACTCATTGTTAGTGTTCCTTTAAATTGTTGTTTATTTAGTCTTCTTCACATTCTCCTGCATCAAGAACCTCGACTTCCATAGCATCTGTTATCACACCTAAGTCATAGGGGTGACGGGAGTGAACATCCTTCAGGCGGTACGTTGGCGGAACGTGTTTATCAACATCTTCCTCCAATAGCCACCAGCTAACTCCTTCGCTGTTCTTGCCGCCATGCTGAACTAACACAGTACCCTCCGGAAACGTAACGTTCTTAGGGTTACTCCAATTGTTATTCTCAGCTTTATGGCTACGCAACAAGCGTATCTTCATGTTATTAGCGATTTCAATATCTTTCATCGTTTGTGTTCCTTTAAAAAAATGTTTAACCTGCGAAGCAGTCGCACTCGCAGTGTAAATATTCGACGTAGTCACCCCATTCCAATCCGAACATATCGATCAGATCGTCGCGTGTGAGTGGACGGTTAGTAAGAATCATGTGTGAAATATCCATTTAGTGTTCCTTTAAAAGTTAAACCTGAGAAGTTAAACCTGCCAACTTAAACCTGCCAACTTAAACCTGCGATCTTAAACCCGCGATCTTAAACCTGCGATCTTAAACCTGCGATCTTAAACCTGCGATCTTAAACCTGCGATCTTAAACCTGCGATCTTAAACCTGCGATCTTAAACCTGCGATCTTAAACCTGCGAACTCACATTTTTGAAATTTTGATTTTTCAAAAATTTTTCTTTTTTTTCGCATCCATGCCCGCTGATATCAGTGGTCGCTTATATGTACCACTGTTGATGCGTCGGACGGTATCGGATTGTTTCATATGGTTTGGTTGTTGTTGTCCTTATGGTTTGGTTGTTGTTTATGTCTCTCATGCCTTTATTATATCGGCAACTAATTCATTGTCAATAGAATATTCTAATAAATTGTGATAAAATTCTATAGACTATTTAGGGCAGATGTGCGATAATTCTATTATTGAGTTACCACGATAGTACGAACTAAGGACAATTCAAAATGTTTGAATCACTACAGGACGCATTCGCGAATTACGATAAATTCGCAACCGCGGAATTTTGCAGCAATTACATATTTGCAACGGATAAACAAAAAAGGGCTCAAGCGTGGAAGCGAGTATATGCATATGCGGAAGCTGTCGAAATCCCGCGCGATGTTATTAAGACGCGGATTCTAGATATTGAAACCATGCAACGGGATCGGCATTGGCAATACCATGAGGCACAATTAGACGCAAATAAAGCTAGACAGGAACTACAAAAGCGTACGCGCTTGTTTATCAATATTGCCGTTGCCAGTGCTGTTATTGTTTCGAGCGTACTAATGAGTTAACCACCTACCTATCTATATATAAAGGAATTTTAAAAATGCAAAATTTACGATATTTGAAAAAAGTGCGAGACATGATTATTGATGCGCGTAGTGCCATGATTGAATCACGCCAGTATCGCCAGTGGTATGATGACCTAGCAGACATTGAAAAGGCTACGGTTGATTACAGTTGCGGTTATCAATCGCGCTCGCTGCGAATCGCTGAGCAGCTTGAATGGCGATATTACGCCCCATCAAAAACTAAATAACCACCATAAATAAAGGACCACTAAAATGACGACTACAAAAACCAAAAAGCGAAATGTACAAATCGATTTTGCCAACGACTATAAAACAGAAATTGCCAACGCAACAAAACCGATTATTTTGGATTATCGACTTGGCGCGCCGATTGTTCACATTCCTGCAGGGACAAAGCTATCTGGTAAGTTTACAGCGTCAATTGATTACACCATTCATTGCACTAAGCTACTTGCCGATGGTGACCAAAACACGAAGTTAGCTAAAAGTAATAACTCAGATACTGACTATCGTTCGTTTGGGTTATCGTTAGCGCCACATAAAATCAGTGGCTATAACACTTGCCCCAATGCGACAACGTGCGCTGACACGTGTTTGGATTTAACCGGTTTACGTTCTGTGTTTGAACGTATACATATAGGCAAAATTGCTCGAACTATCGCATTCTTTAAACATCGTCGCTGGTTCTTGAATCGACTAGAAACGGAATTAGAGAACAAGTGTAAACATGGCGTGAAAACTGGTTATATACCATGTTTTCGTTTGAATATGTTTTCAGATCTGCCGTGGGAAAAATGGATTGATATGCCTTACTTTTATCGTTACCAGTGCTCCCGCGGATATTTTTATGATTACACGAAGTGCTTGGAACGATCCGGATTACAGGAACGCAACTATTGGGTGACAGCATCGCGCAGTGAAACGAATGATGCTGGCATTCTCGAATGTCTTCGTCGCGGCATTAATTGTGCAATTGTGTTTGGTTCTACCAGGGGAAAACAGCACGTAACATTCCCTAAACGATGGAACGATTTTGAGGTAATCAGCGGAGAATTGAACGATTTACGATTCCTAGACAAACGCGGCCGAAAACACGGTAAAGTAGTCGCATTAGAACTAAAAGCAGCAACAACGCGCGAATACTACAACGCGCTAGAATCCGGTTTTGCCGTTGATATTCACGCTGACGACCATCTACGCAACTAATAAGGATAAAAGACAATGGAACGCATAGTAAATGTGAAAACGTGTATTAATGAAGTATTAGCCACAATGGATAATTGTGAACCGGAAGATGGCCGACACCGCCGAAAATGGCGTAGGCATTACGATTTCCTATTGGATTTCAAAGCGCGATACGATGATATACGCAACCAATGTCATCCGCGTTTTAACATGGAACTCAGTGACAATATTAGAGAAGTAATAGCGATTAACGGACTATACAACAAGTCTGTTGGCGATTTAATCTTGTTGATCTAGTCACTACCGACAATTGAAGAGTTAACTGGCCGGAAATGCTATTTCCGGCCAGTTTTATGCGCTCGCATCAAAAAACGGCTTTCCAAATTAGCCCCTACCGAGCGCAGCAAGTGCATTAGGTATCATAGCCCATAACGCATCTAATCGCGTTAGCACGCATCTCAGGGTCTTACACGCAACTAGTGAACATCCGTCCACCATCTAGCATCATAACGCATCAATATTCGCTTATATAAACCATAGCTTATATGAGGTGCATAATTGGTGTACGCATGTACACTAGTATACGCATGTACAGTATACCCCCCCATCGGGGGGGGTCAAAGGTACTACCTGAGAAATGAGCAGCTGACA